CTTTTATTACCTAGTGAGTATGTCATTTAATTATACCGTATATGTACCATTAGATGTGAAGTTAGTCCAAGCACCACCATTCTTGCTAAAACGAGCAAAACCATTTGCACCTGCACCACCAGGGGATTGTCCGTTGCCGTCATCAAGACCTTTAGAGCCAATGCTGACAGAGAGCTGAGTACCAGGTACGAGAAGCCATGTGCCTGTCAGGTATGTACCAGCCAAACCACCACCGCCAGCACCACCAGATGAGTCAAATGTGCTTGCCCTGTCGCCACCTGCGCCGCCGCCACCTGCGCCGTAAGACCCTGCTGGGGCATTACCACCAGGGCTATAAGTCTCTGATGCGTATGAAGGACCAGCAATGCCACCAGCACCATATACAGTCCCAACACCATCTCTGTCTTCATCGGGGTATATACCGGGGTTCGAATAAGCATCAAGCCCACCCAAGCCACCTGCCGCTGTAATGTTAGTGATGGCTGCACTTGTTACGCTAGATGAGCCACCAGAAGGCGCTCTTGTGGTAGCGTAACTATTCCAGTTACCATGACCGCCAGCGCCACCAGCACCGATTAGCTGATACGTGACTGTAATAGCTTTAACTGCACCATAAAAGTTAGATACACTGATAGCGCCACTTGTTGGTACACTGGTATTATTACTTGTCACATAAGCACCATTGCGGTAATACTCAGAGAGGCTGATAGGGTTAGACCCACCAAACTCTGCTTGTATCTGTGCTAAGGTAATTAAACCTGAAGACTGTAAAGCCATTATGCTGCACCATATGCCGTTACGTTGTTCTCAACAACCAAGGCACCACCAGAAGATAGGGAGAATCTATCTGTACCAGCATAGCTAAACTTTAAGCTAGTACCACTTTGGTAGATAACCCAATCACCAAGATCTACAGATGTAGCATTTAGTGTAGATGCTGAGAAGGCCTGTGCAGTAGAGCCAGCTTTTTCAGCTTTAGTATCAATTTCTGTCTGCAACCCATCAATGTTACTGATAACGTGGTTGTGGCTATCGTCTGCTACTACAGCAGTGATGCTTACGTTAGATGTACCATTGAATGATACAGAGCCAGATACACCACCAGCAAGACTAATAGTACGTGCTGTTTGTAGTGCAGTTGCTGTAGAAGCATTACCTGTTAGTGGTCCTTGGAAGCTGCCAGCTACAAGAGCCTCACTACCTACAGTCCACTTATCAGTAGTCTCATCCCATACAAATGTCTTGTTTGGCTGTGTGCCACGCTCAATCTCAATACCACCATTCTGAGTAGGCGTTGCACCTGTAAAGTTAGAGTTGAGTACAATCTGGTTATCAGCAATGTTTACAGTCTCAGTATTGATAGTAGTAGTTGTACCAGATACTGTAAGGTTGCCATTAATAACAGCATTACCAGAAGCAGTTACGTTGTTAAATACAACATTTGATGTAGTACCTACGGGCTGTCCAATAGAGACAACACCACCAGCAATACCTACACCAGTACCTGCACTAAAGTGATTTCTTACTTCTGTAGCAGAGGGTCCAGTGTAAGTGATGTTACCAGTGGCGCTTGAATATGCCAAGCTACCGTCACCACCAGCGTCTGTTACACCAATAGCAGATCTAGCTCTGGCGTTTGTGTAATAAAGATTATCACCCTCAGTAAGAATAGATGTAGTGTGGTTACTCAAAGAGGATACATTACCTGTTACGTAACCAGACACAGGACCAGTATGTGTCCCTGCTGTATTACCAATCAAGTTACCTGTAAATGTAGTAGCAGATGTTGTAACAGATGTAATAGCGGTAGCTACAATAGTGTCAATATTAGCAGTACCATCAACGTAGAGGTTTCTCCACTCTTTTGTAGCAGCACCTAAGTCATATAAGTCATCTACGTTAGGGATAATGCTACTGTTAATGTCAGCACCAAATGCAACGCTATCTGCTGCAGAATCACCAAATGTGAGGTTGCCATTGATTGTAGCTGCACCAGTAACAGTAAGGTTACCACCAATCGCTACGTTAGAAGCTACATCAAGTGTGCCGTCAACATCAAGATCGCCTGACAGGTATGCATCTTTGAAGCGTACAGCATTAGAGCCTAGATCAAGTGTATTACTTGTCTTAGCTTCTACTTTAGTGGATGACACAATAAGATCTTGCGCTGGGCCTACCTTAGTGATGGGAGCGCCTTCACCAGACGTGCCATCATGTTTATGACCAGTAGTAGCATTGAAAGCGCCTTCGACAGCGTTGTATTCTGCATCAAAGAGGTCAGCGTCAATTACGTTACCATTGGCAATGTTGTTCGCTGTATCTGTACGTGTATAACCAGCCATGTGGTGCGTCCTTATTGTCTATCGTTTTGTGCAAACTCTAAGAGTAATGTATCTAGAGTAAATGATGGGTTCGTGGAGTTATCTTCAATACGGATAGCAATGGTTTTACCTGAGCCGATAACATTCTTATTATAAACCTTATCTAGCTCACCACCAAAAGTAGCAGAACCAAATACAGCATTAGTACTACCAAAGATATACACAGAGCCACCTGTACTTGATACAGATGTGGTAGGGGGTTGTACAACGCCTGTGTTGGTAGCAGTACCAAAGTCAAAACTAAGGTTAATATCTAGATTCATGTCACCCATAGGCTCTGCATAAAGAGTCATCTTGTAGAATGTCTTACGGACTTGAGGGTCTGTAATAGGCATGTAAGGAGACTCATAGATAGCTTCAATGATATCACCATCAAAGTTAGAGCCTGTGTCTAACTCATAGACGTAGCCATCATCGTTAGCAAAGACTGTAGTCTCGTCATACCCTGCGGTATACTTGCTGTCAGTGCAATATGCTTTAATACCCTTTGAGGTAGACCACTGAATACCTGACCCACCCTGAGAAATAGTCTTAGTAGCGATAAGACCTTTAGAGGATCCTCTCTGCTCAGATGCTACATAAGCAAAGATACGATACTGTGATTTCTCTCTTAAAACAAGGCTGCTAAAAGTAGTTGTAGATTGAAGAAAGTTATTGGTATCTTTAGCAATCACGTCAGAAGCAATATCTAGTCCAAAGTCACCAATACGATCTGTAGCACTTAGAAGTCTAATGCCATCAGGTGCAACATACATAATGTCGCCGCCTACTTCTTGAATAGTATCAGAGTCAATACACCCAATACGATCTGTGATAGGTGCAACTTGATAGTCTGCTACACTATTACCTGTAATGCGTTTAATGCTATTACGGCTAAATACAATAAGTTGATCACGGAAGGTTGCTAAGCCTGTAATGGCATGACCAATGTTAATAACTCCACCACCGTTTGCAGGACTAAAGTCATCAAAGCTAGAAGGTGCAGTAAAGTATAGATCAGTACCTTTTGCATAGAAAGTTGTAGTCTTAAATAGAGCTACAAAGCTTGCACCTTGTACGTCATTATTAGTAATATATGTAATGGTGTCAGAAGCATCGTCATATACAGCGGGGTAGTTTGTACTATCTACTACAATTACTTTATGCCCAGCGCCAAAGTTTAACTCTGTGAAACGGGCTTTAGCTCCATTAAATGCAGAAGTACCTTTTAGAGTCCAACCAGTGCCAGAGCTTCTGTATATCTTGCTGCTTACACCGTCACTGCGGACTGCAATAAGCTCACCAGCATTGACTACTTTAACACCTAAGACAGGACCAGATCCAGGCACAACATTAGGGTCATACTTCTCGTAACCCTTAATCTTAGAGTAACCACCTTCTTTAGTTACTTCAAAGTTCTGCAAGATCGTAGCAGAGCCAATAGCATTAGTACCATGCTGCAACGAACTGAGATTAGAGATGAGACCACCTTTAAACTCAATAGGAAATGTCTGCCATTGCGTTGCCATTAGTAATAAACTCTTGTATCTCGCAGATATTCTGTGCGGTTAATGTGCAAGCTTCTAAGCTGCTTAATGCCTTGTGTAAACTTCTGTAATGCTAATTGTGCTGCTTGTAAGTCACCACGGAACTGATAGACATAATACATAGCACCATCAGTAATCACATAACGATATTGCTCTGGGAGGTTTGGCACATCAAGTGCGCTTTCTAGATCAAAACCAGAGGTAAAATACTCATAGATTACTTCATAAGCTTTATCTGGCTTTGGATAAAAGATCAGTTCACGACTAGGTGTACGAGCTATATAACGTGGTAGACTTGAGGTAGAGTTATACTCACTATCAGCATACTTGTCAAGGTATTCTTCGTAATCCAATACTCTTAGTTTAGTTGTGCTAGTGTTTTGACTATCATTTCTTTTAATACGGAATGTATTCATACTAACAGTTTTAGCATCATAAGGAATACTATACCTAGCTGTACCTGGTAGCAATATCTCTGAGGCCTCTACATGGTTCCATGGCCATTCATACTCTTCTTGCTGTACATGTCTAATGGCATTGTTGACAGAGTCTTTTGCAAAGCTGTAGTAACCTGTAGCTGCAGCAAAGTTAGCAGAGGTAAGCTCTACTTCGTTTAGTCTGCGGTTAATATCATTTACCAATGTAAGAAAGTTATATGCCATTATTACTTCTCCTTAACACGTAGGAAGATACTGCGCTCATACTGCAAGCCGCCACTCGTAGTAACTCTACATGTGATGGTATAACGTACATTGTTAGTACCAAGAGAGAACCTTGCAGTAGCTACAGCACCAGTAATGGTCCCTTGTACAAACTGTAGGCCATGTACTAATGAAGCATCTGACACTTGTGTCTTTACACCATCTGCATCATCAATGAACCAAGTAGCAGCAGCTACCAAGTCAGAACCTATAAAGCGTGACCAGTCTACGCTGTAGTCAATAATCTCGTCTTTATCTTTGTCGGGCCACTTGTAAGACATAATAAGTCCTTATGCTGCAATGTATACGGTATTACTGCCGCTTTGTTTTATCAGGCGTACTGTATAGTCTTCAGGGTTGATATAGACAGTGTTATCCATATCTCGCCCTACTATGTGTACAGTGTTGTTTTGAGATACTACGTAGGATGTAGTATTATTATCATATGATACGAGGTAGATGACACGGTTTCTGTCATATGCTTCTGGGTCATACGGGAAGTTAATCGCTACAGGAGGAGCTAGGTCTAGCTCAAATATAGCGGTAACAGATGTAGGAGTAATATGAGCCAGGCCTGTTACAGATGCTAACTCTTGTATATCTATATTAGATACAACACTAGGGTTAGTTATATTCGCATCTGCACTAAAGTCAATGTCAGATACATCTATATCAGAATTAATACTGCCTATAGTTATATTAGCTTTAGCATCTACATCAGCAAAGGCATTAGCAATGATAGAGGCTACTACAGGCGTTGGTACTACGTTAGCCTTAGCATCTACGTCAAAGAAGGTGTTTACTTCTAGAGTAGCAAGTAGGTTAGTCAGTTCTATGTTAGCTTTAGCATCTACGTCTAAGAAGTTGTTTACTTGGATAGAAGAGTTTGTGCTGGGCAGTAAGTATACAGCTTTAGCATCATATGTAATAGTATCAGCATACATAATTGCACTAACGCTTCCTGCAAAACCATTGGCTTTATTGGAAACAGTAGACTGTGCAAAAGGTGTTTGTGCAAATGTGCTAAAGCCTAACATCTAAGTATCCTTATTCAGGCTTAACAGGCCACACGACATCATTAGGGAATCCAGCCTGTTGTGGCACATCAAGAAGCGCCTGACGGTAGCCTGCCCAAGCGTCCTGCTGTTCTGCTGAGAGTGTAGCCCAGCGCAGTGGGTTACCGACGAATGCGTCTAATTTAGCCAACAGGGCGTCACGCTCCATGCGAAGCTGGTCAGACAGGGCTGCGTCCAGTTCAGCTTGAGTTGGCGGGATGTATGCTTCGACATCACCAGCGGCTTCCATAGC